ATAGCCCGGTCGAAATTCTATGATACTTATGCGAGTAAAAAGAGGTATGGGGACATCGTCACGCGCATAAGAGAGGAATGCGAGGCAGACGCCCGCCGCAAGTTCGAGCTGCAGGTGATCCCGTCGCAGCTGGCCGGCCTCTGGATGAGCAAATACGGTTATACCACGAAGGTGGAGAACAATCTATCCGGCGGCCTCGATACTGAAAAGAGTAAGCTGGACGACCTGATCGGGCAGATGCGGGGAGGTGGTTCTACCTCATGAGTTCAGAACGATTACTTTTGTCAGAGAAGTACAAAGCATTTCTAAAGTGTAATGCTCCCGTCGAATTTCTTGAGGGAACTTAACTACCTACGCTGGCAAGACCACGGTGGGCCTGTTTAAGTTTATGCTT